GCCATCCTGCAGAAAGCCGACAACTTCATTGACGGCTATATCACGGTGGTTGACCCTCTGGATCAGCCAGAGTCGAGCCCTATGGCGCCTGTGACCGGCCCAGGACTGGCCGGGGTCTGATTTTTTTGTGGGTGGGTGAGTTGGGGTGAGTGGAGTTGCGGTGGGTCTCTGGGTGGGGCCCACCGCGTTTTTTTTATAGGTGATTCATGGCACGCGCACGTCCACAGGCCACAGCCAAGCAGCAGATATACGTCGACTCCCTGATGGAAGGCCATACGCGCCACGCGTCAGCCATCGCCGCCGGCTATGCGAAGCCGTACCGCCTGGAGGGCTCAGAAACTGTCCGCCGCGAGCTCGCTATCGCACGCGACAAACTGACTGACATAACCCAGATCAAGCGCGTCGACATCATCGACGGTCTGCTCGACGGTGTGTCATGTGCCCGCATGCAGGGGGACGCCGGCAACATCATCAAGGGCTGGGTCGAGATCGCCAAGATACTCGGACATGCCCAGCCCGAAATGAAGACAGTCAACGTCAACGTCAACTTGCAGCACTTACGCTCTCGCTTTGCTGCTCTGAGCGACGAAGAACTCATGGAAATTCGCGACCGGGCACTCACCATTGAGGCTGACAGCGTTGGCTAAGCCCCTACGCAGCGCGTGCAACGTGTGTGGCGAGCACAAACCGTTCACGCACTACGCCACACTCAAGTCCAAGACCTGCAACGCTTGTCTGGCTGCCTTCGAGGCCAAGAAAATGGCCTCGGAGGACGCCAACCCGCCGGATTTACCCGAATTACTCCCGCTGCCTGTCGCGCACCGGCCCAAAATCTCCGTCGCAGCACCTGGAACTGACGAGAGTCCGCCCGCTCCGCCTCCCGGCATGGCGCTACCGTCGCCAGACGCCGGAGACGTGTTCATTTCTCCGCGGTTAGCCTTGCCCGACCCGGAAAAAGCGGTCGACCCGTCGGACATCATCGCTTCCATGATGGCAAACTCGCGCATAGCGGCGCGGACGCTGGCCCAGCGCGACTTGCTCGAGTTCATCAAGATGTTCAAGCCGAAATACAGCGCTGGGTGGGTCCACGAGGACATCTGCCGGCGGCTGCGCCGCTTCGTGCAGGAGGTCGAGGAAGGCAAGGAGCCCCGGTTGCTGCTGATGATGCCGGTACGCCACGGCAAGTCCGAGATCGCCTCCCGGCACTTCGCCCCGTGGGTGCTGGGCAAGCACCCCGACTGGGAAATAATCGCCGCGTCTGGTGCGCAGAGCCTGGCTATGAGTTTTTCGCGCTATATACGCGAGCTGGTACGCGACCCGGCGTATCAGTACGTCTTCCCACACACCAAGCTCGACCCGTCGAGCCAGTCGGCCGAAAACTGGAACACGACGTACGGCGGGGGCTACCTTGCAGCTGGTATCGGCACCATGATTACCGGTCGCGGTGCTCACATCCTCGTCATTGACGACCCGGTCAAGGATGCCGAGGCCGCCGACAGCCAGGTTATCCGCGACGCAGTGTGGGAGTGGTACATGTCCACCGCACTCACGCGCCTTGCCCCCGGCGGCGGCGTGCTGGGTATTATGACCTGGTGGAACGAGGATGATTGGGCTGGGCGTATCCAGCAGGTCATGGCGACCGGCGACGGCGACAAGTTTGAGATCGTCAAGTACCCCGCCGTCAACGAGGTAGGCGACGAATACATCCTGTCCGACGGCACCATAGCGCAGATCACCCCCGGCTCCCCCGCACCAGCGGGCTCGGCCCTGACGCGCGTGCACAACACGGCCCTACACCCGGCCCGCTACACGCTCGAGATGCTGCTACGCCGGCGTGCGAACTATTACGCGTTGGGGCAGCAGCGCTGGTGGAGCGCGCTGTACCAGCAGAACCCCACACCAACAGAGGGGGCGTTCTTCACCAAGGACATGTTCGTCGAGTACACCCACGCGCCGCGCCGCGAGGGGCTGTCTGTGTACCAGGGGTGGGATTTCGCCATCACCGAGAAGCAGAAGAGCGACTACACCGTGGCTGTGACCGGGCTCGTGGACGAGTACGACACCATGTATATCCTCGACGTGTGGCGGTTCAAGACCGAGGACGGTATCGAGCTCGGTACTGCCATCATGACCTACGCTCGCCAATGGGACGCCACTCAGGTCGCCGTAGAAGACGGGCAGATATGGAAAGCCATCAAGGCCAACTTCGAAAAGGCATGCGACGGCGCTAAATACTACCCGTCGTACGAGATCATCGTCCCGCTGACCGACAAGCGCACCCGTGCGCAGCCCGCGCGCGGGCGCATGCAGCAGAAAAAGATCCAGTTCCCGCTGCATGCCCCGTGGTACCCCGAGTTTAAGAGCGAGCTGCTGCGGTTCGAGGCGGGCGGACGCCACGACGACCAGGTCGACGCACTGGCGCACCTCGTCCGACTGGCTACGACCAAGAGCGCGCCGAGCGGTCCGCGCCGCGCGAAAGAGCCCGAGGGGTGGGCGTCACGGCTGCGTCGGCAGTTATTTAGCGCAGAAGGATCCGCTATGTCTGCTTGACAACGCGGTAATAGACTATACTTCAACGAATTTCCTGGAGCACGCGCATGCAGCAGCCATACACGCTTACCACTGTCACCGGTGCCTCGGAGGTGCTCATAACACCGGCCCAGGCCCGGCTGATCGCAGTCATCCCCCAGGGCACCGCCGCCGGTACTGCCGCAGTACGCGAGGCGCAGGTCACTGGCTCTGGCGCCACCGCACGCTGGACGGTCCCCACCGGCACTGTTGGCACTCTTTTCGGGGGCAACGACGCCGGCGTCGCGTTCGCGGGGGGTATCACCCTGCAGCTGAGCAACGGCGCCGACGTGTTCGGAGTCGTGTGGGGCCCGAGGCTCTAGGCCGTGGCGGTCAACGACGCCCTGACGACGGACACCTGGTACCGGTTCCGTTGGTGCCTCGAGCGGGGGCACTACGACTTTCTCAAGAAAGCCGACAAGTGCGACAGCTACTTCGTCGGCGACCAGTGGTCTGAGGCCGACCTCAACGCGCTGGCCATCGCCCGGCGCCCTGCGCTCACCATAAATAAGATCATCAGCACCATGAGCACCATCATGGGCGAGCAGATATACAACCGCAACGAGATCTCGTTCCGCCCAGCCGGGGTGGGCGCCAGCTCGGAGGTAGCCGACGCCCTGACGAAGATCTGGGCGCAGATCGCCTCGAACAACCAGATGAACTGGCGCCGGTCCGACCTCTTCGCAGACGGCATCATCCGCAGCCGCGGCTTTTACGACGTCCGCATGGACTTCGGCGACAACATGCGCGGCGACGTGCGCATTTCCGTACCCAACAGCAAGAATGTCGTCATCGACCCCGACGCCGAGGAGCACGACCCCGACGAGTGGAACGACGTGTTCACCACCAAGTGGCTGACCTACGGCGACATCGCTACGCTGTACAGCCAGGAGGACGCCGACTATCTACGCGACCGCGAGGGCAGCACGTTCCCGTATGCGTACGACAGCATCGAGCGCGTTCGCGACCGGTTCGCCGGGCGAAACCTGATGGCTACGTACGGACTGCTCGACAAAGACCACGTACGGCGTAACATCCGCGTCGTCGACCGGCAGTACCGCAAGCTGGCCAGTCAGAAGCACTTCGTGGACGTGCAGACCGGCGAGATGCGCCCGGTACCCGAGGCATGGGACCGCGAGCGCATCGGAGCGACGCTGGAGAAGTTCCAGGGGCAGCTCAACGTGATCAGCAAGAAGATCAAGCGCGTGCGCTGGACTGTCATCGCAGACAACTGCGTGCTGCACGACGACTGGAGCCCGTACAAGCGGTTCACTGTCATCCCGTACTTCCCACACTTCCACCACGGCAAGACCGTCGGTCTGGTAGAAAACCTGCTGAACCCGCAGGAGATGCTCAACAAGGTATCGAGCCAAGAGCTGCACGTGGTCAACACCAGCGCCAACAGCGGCTGGAAGGTCAAGAAGGGCGCTCTGGTCAACATGGACATCGAGGATCTCAAGCAGACCGGCGCGCAGACCGGGCTTGTGCTCGAGCTGACCGAGATCGACGGTGCTGAGAAGATCACCCCGAACAACACTCCGCAGGGCATGGACCGCATAAGCTACAAGACTGAGGAGCATATGAAGACCATCAGCGGCGTGAGCGACTCCATGCAGGGCATGGACCGCGCCGACGTAGCCGCCAAGGCGATCGCCGCCAAGCGTCAGAGCGGCCAGGCCAACCTGGTCCGGGTGATGGACAACCTCGAGCGCAGCGACTTCTATTTGGCGCGCGCCGTGCTCGACTTGGTGCAGGAGTATTACACCGAGGAGCGGGTGGTGTACATCACTGGCAACGACCTCGCGAACAGCTCGGAGACGTTCACAGTCAACCAGCACGACCCGGCTACTGACACTATATTGAACGACCTGACACTGGGCGAGTACGGCGTCATCATCACGTCGACGCCAGACCGCGCGACGCTTGAGGACAGCCAGTTCGAGCAGGCCAAGGCACTCAAGGAGCTCGGCGTAGCCATACCAGACGACGTACTCATCGAGAACAGCCGCTTGCAGCGTCGCGGCGAGATCGCCAAGCAGATGAAGGCCGCTGCCGAGAGCCCCGAGGCCCAGAAGAAGGCAGCGCTCGAGATGCGCGCCATGGAGGCCAACGTGTCCAAGCTCGAGGGCGAGGCCAAGGAAAAACACACCAAGGCAGAGCTAGATACCGTCCGCGCGGAGAAAGAAGCTGCCGAGGCCGCGCAGCTGGCTCAGGGCGGCGACGACGGCTCGGCCGCCAAGCTACAACAAGAGATGCAGATCGAGCGCGAGCGGTTCGAGATGGAGCGCGAGAAATCAGCGCAGGAGCTCGACGCCAAGCGGCAGGAGATGGAGCTCAAGCTCCAGTTCATGCGCGAGTCGCACGCTCTCGACATGCAGGCCGCGCAGCAGGACGCCGAGCAAAAGCGTGCTATCGCTGAGCAGCAGGCGTATGATGCGCAGGCCAAACAAGAGGCGCTAGAGAATGAAACCCAAACTGAGGAATAAATATGCCACCAGAGATTGAACCCGTAGACCGCGGCGACGCTTTTGACGCCTCCGGCGTTCCAGCGGCCCCCGCCACGCCAGCGGCCTCGGCAGCCCCGGTCGTAGACGTAGCCGGAGCTACGGCTGACGACGACAGGCAGTCAGGCCGCGACGACAAGGGGCGGTTCATCCCGAAAGCACGGTTCGACGAGGCCGTCTCCAAGGAGCGCGACGCGCGCGAGAGCGCTGAGCGGAAAATTACCGAGCTACAGCAGCAGCTTCAGTCGGTAGCGCGCACCGCCGACACGGCCGCACTTGAGGAGCAGATCACGGAGTTGCGCAAGGCGGCGAACCGCGCCACCATGGACGGCGACGAGGAAAAGAACATCGCCGCCCTCGCAAGTATCGACCGGCTCAACCGCCAGATCATCATCGCCGAGAGCCAGAACATGAGCAACCAGGCGCAGGAAGGAGCTCGCGAGGGCATCCGCGTCGAGATCGCCATCGAGCGGCTGGAGGGGATTTACCCAGCACTCAAGGAAGGCGCGGAAGAGTTCGACCAGGGTCTCGTGGATCTGGTACTGGCTCAGCAGCAGCAGCTCATCATGCGCGACCGCATGGCACCGTCGCAAGCGCTGACCAAGGCGGCTAACGACATCATGGTGCGGTTCCAGGCAGCGCAGACCATCGACGACAAGCCCGCCGGCGGGCTTGGCAACGCGGCGGGCGTCGGCGGCGTCGCACGGACGACGGCCGCCAAGACCAAGGCGGTGGACGCAGCGCTGCGCACGCCGGCTGACACTCGCGACGTCGGCCTTGACACGGACAAAGCGGGCATGACTGGCGGCACCCCGCTGCCCATGACCGTGGAGGAGCTGGCGGCGATCCCGCTGGCGACGCTCAAGCGCATGCGTGGCGACATGGCTTAGCAGCCGTGCGGCGCGCGGCACAATAAAAAATATTGCGCAGTGCTGAATTTTGATGTAATCTCGCGGTGTCGGCCGAAAGGCCGGCATCCGCCGGTCAGAGCGACATCTGGCAGAGACTGGAAATATTCCGTATAGGGCGACGACACAGCCCTCGAAGCGACTCCGTAAGAGCCGAACAATTCGCACGCCATAGCGACAGGTGGCCTGAGAGCAGACGCAGTCCGTCTGAGATATTGTTCGATTAACTTTTATGGAGCTCGCTATGGCAGCAACAAATTTCGCCGCGCTCACTTCTGAGCAAAAGACCCTCTGGTCGCTGGACTTCTGGAAACAGTCCCGCAACCTGTCGTTCGTCAACAAATTCCTGGGCTCGGACGAGAACGCTGTCATCCAGCACGTCACCGAGCTCAAGCGCACCGAAAAAGGCGCCCGCGCCGTGCTGACGCTGCTGACCGACCTCGAAGGTGACGGTATCGCCGGAGATCGCCAGCTGGAAGGCAACGAGGAACAGCTCAAGTCGTACGACCGCGTGATCCGCGTCGACCAGCTGCGTAACGCCAACCGCAACGAAGGCCGTTTGGCTGACCAGAAAACAGTCGTGAACTTCCGCGAGAACAGCCGTGACAAGCTGGCCTACTGGATTTCCGACCGTATCGACCAGGTCGCGTTCCTGACCATGGCCGGTCTGTCCTACAGCGTGCGTAACAGCGCTGTCGGCGCCGCCGCGGGCCGTACCGGCTCCGACCTGCCGTATCTGGAGTTTGCTCAAGACGTGGTGGCTCCCTCCGCGAAGCGCTTCGGACGCTGGAACGCCACCTCCAAGCAGATGGAGTGGGGCACTGGTAACGGTTCGGTCGCACTGGTCGACACTCCTACCTACGGCATGCTGGTGCAGGCCAAGGCGTATGCCAAGGACAACTACATCCGCGGGGTCAAGGAAAAAGGCGGCGAGGAAGCGTACCACGTGTTCTTCAGCCCGCAGGCCATGGCCAAGCTGAAACTCGACTCTGACTACCTGTCGAACCTGCGCTGGGCACGCCAACGCGGCGAGGACAACCCGCTGTTCACAGGCGACGTGGTGAAGGTCGACGGCATGTACCTGCATGAGTTCCGGCACGTACCGAACACCCGGCTGACTCCTTCTGGCTCCAAGTACGGCGCCGCAGGGGCGATCGACGGGTGCCAGGTTCTGTTCGCTGGCGCACAGGCACTGGGCATGGCTGACATCGGTATCCCGGAGTGGAACGAGAAGGGCTTCGACTATGAGAACTCGCAGGGTATTTCCATCGCCAAGGTGATGGGCTTCCTCAAGCCACAGTTCTACACGCAGTACAGCGGCGGCACCACCGAAGACTTCGGTGTCATGTCTCTGTACACCGCTCAATAACCTACCGCCACAAAGGAGAAATTACCATGGCAGTTATCAAACGCACTCGCGGAGCTCAGTATCCGCTGCTCCAGGAATTCGTGTTCAACTACAACGACGGCGTCGCATCGCTGTCCGCGTTGAATGGCGCGAGCCAGGACGCCAATCCCCGGCCTACCGTTACGGACTTCGGGTCCAAGGTAGCCCCGACGGGTCTTCTGAGCGGCGGTCAGTATGTTGTGAACGGCATGTCGGCAGCACCGACGTACTTCGAGATGTTCTCTCTGCCCAACGGCGCACAGATCGTGGGCGGAGACGTCCAGATCGAGGCTCCGTACGCAGGACCATCGACCGTCACACTGGCTATCGGTGACTCGCAGTCTGCAGCGCGCTACTTCACAGCAGCGACCCTGAAAGCGACCGCGTTCACTAACCAGCCGACCACGCTGACCAATGCCGGTGCGGACCCCACAGTCTGTACCATGGGCAACGCGACAGCGAACGGTGTTACTGCCGTCGGGCAGACCATCACCGTGGCTGGTTGCACTGGCGCTGCCGCTCCGTACAACGGCGTGTTTGTGGTTGACTCGTACACCGCCACCTCGGTGGTGTTCACGAACCCGAACCTGACCACGTCGCTGACTCTGGCCGGTACCATCGCAGCCACCTTCGGCCCTGTGCGTGCGGCCTTGCTGCTGCCTAACGAAGAGACTGCCGGCGGTCCTTCTGGCGCCCAGGCGGCCGCGCGTGGTTTCGACATCCGTGCTACGCTGACCTTCGGTGACACCACTGCGGCTACGCAGGGTCGTGTCCGTGTGAAGGTCATGTACACGCTTGACGGCCGCGTCAACGAAATCCAGCCGACGTAAGACTGGTAAGATGAGGGAGGGCGCTTGCCCTTCCTCATCAATTACCGGAGCTATACATGCCTGAATACGTTCTCAACAGAAATTACACCCACCGCTCGACGCTGGGGCACATTGTTAATTTCGCCAAAGGACAGCCCGTCTACGTGCCGCCCGCGCTGGAGCGTGAGGTCACGGCACTCGGAGCGGAGCCAGTAACTGGTGCACGGGTAGAGATGATCGACGCCGAGAAGGCAGTCGACGTAGTGCCGGTAGGCACTGAGCGCGCGACGCTGCTTATGGCAGCCTACGCTCGCATGGAAGCGCGCAACATGCGCGGAGATTTCACCGGGCAGGGACGCCCGAACGTCAAGGTGCTCAAAGAGCTCGTCGGCTTCGAGGTCGAGGTGCGCGAGCGCGACGACATATGGGAAGAATTCATGAAGGCTAAGGCCGAAGCATAATGACCTCGGACGACCTGTACGCCCTCTTTCGCAGCGACGTGGTCGATGCGGTAACTCCGTACCTCTGGACTGACGTCGAGGTATGGAACTACATGAACGATGCGTACCGGATGTTCGTGCGGCTGACTGGTGGCGTCCCCGACGCCACCAGCAGCATCACGCAGGTCGCCCTGGTGGCAGGGCAGAGTACCTCTAAGGTAAGCCCGCTTATCTTAAAATTTATCAGCGCGTACCTCGTGTCGGACGGCACGGAGCTCAGAATCGTGACCGAGCCGCAGGCGCCGCGCAAGCTCTCGTCGGACTACGGCAACCAACCAGTAGGCACCCGCGACACGTCGCGGGGGCGCGTCGGCCACATGATTACGGGACTCGGCCATAGCGCAGCAAACGGAGTGGTGCGCTGGCTGCGGGTGCCTGCAGTCAACGACACCGTGCAGCTGAACGTCATGCGCCTACCGCTAGACACGGTGGAGGCCGGGTTCGAGTTTGACGACGTCGGCACTGAGCACCACGAGGCGCTCATGCTGTGGATGAAGGCGCGCGCGTACGGTAAGCAGGATGCTGAGACGTTCAACCGGAACGCGCGGGACGACAACACCAAGATGTTCCGCGATTACTGCGCCGACGCCAAGGCCGAATGGGCCCGGTACAAGAGCAACACACAGCCGGTGG